CTATTTATATCAGTACAAAGATAATGGTTTATATACCATTCTATAAATCTATTACAATATAAAGAATCGTGCCAAGATAAGTCAGTAACTAAATTACTTAATTGTGTTAAGGATTGTAATTTTTTAGTTGCCCAATGATATTCTGGCCAACCATAAGAGATAATAGGAACTCCATGCATTAAGCATTCTATACCAGCTGTGCTATTTTCAAGTATCGCGACGCGCGTACGCGGGAGAAAATCATGAATAAGATTATATCCTGTTCTTACATCGACACCAGAGTCATTCCATTTATTTATTAATTGATGTTCCCATTGGCTTTTAGGTTTCCATCTAGGATGTAATTTAAGAACTATATTTTTAAAAGCATGATACTTTTGATTATAAAGTAGTTTATCTATAATCATCTCTACTTTTTTTAAATGGTTACCAAAACTAAATCCATTTACTGTTTCATCATCTGGCATTTGTGCAATAACTAATACATGGTCTTCTGGTATATTTTTTGCAGGTACCCATTTTAATAAAATGGAATCATCCCATTTATTAGTCTTTCTATGTTTTAAATCTTGAATTAAATCCCAACGCATTTGTTCAATGTCTTCGTTTAATTCTGGTTTTTCAAAAGCTAATCTAGAACTATTTGCATATCCATCTCTATCTAAAGCAAAGTGTTCAGCTGTTGGTCCTGTTGGTTTAAGTATTATAGCTGATTCTTCGTCTGTAGCTATATGGTTAAAGAAGTTAATTTCTGCAGCTTTTTTAGTTTCTGTATGACCAAGCTGGTTCATCGCGGCTCTTACTATATCGTAATAGCGATTAAAAGATTCAAATTTGTGTTGGTGTATTCTATATTCCACTGGTAAATTTACGCCACTCAATCATATTTTTAATGGTCTGATGTCTCCATTTAATACTATCTAATATTTCTTTTAGTGTGGAACATAATTCTTCTTGGTATGCTATCTTTTTTTGATGTTCTTGTATAATAGGATCGGAATCATAATACTTATCCATATCGGATTTAAGTACAGTTAATCCATTTAAAGGATCGTAACTCCATCCTTTTTCATCTAATTCTTCTTGGGATAATTTACCGTTATAGTGATTAAACTTATCTTTTAATAATACTTTAAAATCTAATTCTAATTGTTTTAATTTAAGTCTACTAACACTATGTAGTTCTAAGTATTTTGAATGTAATTTTGCTGTCTCTCTAGATGATTCATCCAGAGCCATCTCGTCAATTACATTATCTTTCTTCCACATTTCAAGTACATTTTCTAAATTCATAACGTATATTATACCATATTTTTAGGGAAAAGTAAACCCCTATGTTCTAAACTCAAATGATGTGTATTTTAATACTAGGTCGGCTTGTGCGTATTCTATGTCGGTTGTTTGGGTATTAAACTCTACAGCACTTAGGGATACTGGAAATACCCCTGAAAAAGCTATTTCTTTATTTACATTATTATGTGATGATAATATTGCTAAAACTGCATCAAACTTATAATTTTTATCTGCATCTTTTCTTTGCACACTATTAGATAACCAATTAAATGTTTCTATATAGTTTTCCATATTTTCGGTAATATTAAATCTAATAGCAAGATCTTCAAATCCCATACGATCACCTGTAAATGCAAGGTTAACACCTTTATATGGTACTGGGACATCACCCAGGCTAACGCCAGGTAATGTCACAGCTGTGCAAAAATATTCCAAGTTTGGAAAATTTGTGTTATCTATTTTAAAACTAAACCCTACCGGGCTTAGAAAGTTTTTGTTTGTTGTTAATGCCATCTAAAAAATTTTCTTAATAACTTTATTTATTCTACCTGCTTTCATCATATGATGAAATTTAGTCCAGAACGACCTATTGTCTGTTGGATCCGATAACAAAAGATACCACCCTACAAAGGCAAATGGTATCAACAACATTATTGTTGCTTCTATCATACTACTATTTATACGTGTTAAAAAGTAGATATGCAAAAAAAGGGACACCGAAGTGCCCCTTTCTTTGAATTCGAATTGAATCAGAACTTAGTTCATGATGTCATCAATTCTGAAGATTCTGAAGTATTGGTTGCTTCTATCTGAACCGATAGTACCATCAATAGCTACGTAAGGGTTAGCAATCATGCCGTACCTTGTTTTGAATCCCATTCTTGGTTGGAAATCATTCTCACCAACTGCTTTAACCATAGTTAAAGGAACGTATGGGCAGTAGAATATACCAGCGTCATACGGGTTTGAACCTCTGTAACCAACACATGCGAAATCAACAGTTGAATATGGATCAATGTAAACTTTCATTCTGCCATTTAAGACACCTGCGAAAGTGTTACCAGTATCGTCAACATTCAAGTTAGCTGATAAAGCTGGAGTGTAGTCTAGCATTCCTGCAGCTGCTAAAGCTGAAGCAACGTCTGAAGAACAAAGTACAAAGTTACCTTTTCCTCTTCTTGTTTCTTTAGCAATAACGTTAGCTTCTCTTTCGAGTTGCATGATTAGACCTTTGAACTTCTCAACCATCCATCTACCATCTGAGTCAGTTGTGACATCAAATATACCGGATACGGCTGTTGAAGCTTGTAAAGCACCGATTTTAGCAGTTTTTAGAATTGATCTAATAACTTCTCTGTTGATTTCCGCTAGGATCTCAGCAGATAGGATATTAGCTAATTCACCTTCTGCGTCTAAACCGTGAACGGCTTTAAGGTCTTGTGCTAGTTCCATTGTGTACTCAGCTTTTAGTGCTCTTGATTTAGCAGTTACAGTAGCTTTCTCGATTGTGAAAGCCATTTCACCGAATGAACCATCTCCTGATTCACCAACACCTAGTCTTTCCGCGGCTGAGGTAGCTAAACCTGAACCGAATGTTGAGACTGTGTCAGCTTCATCAGCGATTGTTGCGTCAGTGTCTGCATCAGTTACACCAGACAAACCAGTTGGGTCTGCTTGATGAGTACCAGTACCAGAGAAGTCTGTGTCAGCTTCGTCATATAAAGCTTCCGCACCACTCTGTGAACTGTATTTTGACTTCATTGCAAATATTAAACCAGTTGGTCCAGTCATTGGCTGAACACCAGCAATATCATATGCAATCAAGTTAGGCATTGCTCTTCTTACTAAAGAGATTAATACTGGGTCGAAAGTACCAATGTTATTTGGTGCTGAACCTGATCCAATATTGTTAGCAGCTGCTGCCTCGGAAATGTAATTTCCTTGAGCTTGTGCTGATTCTTCTTTAAGAGCAATCTCTTGGTTCTCTAACAGTCTAGCTGTAACAGCTTTTCTGTAGCGATCATCAATACTAGGAGCACTCTCGTGGTCTAGTACTGGGGACCATTTTTCGATTAATTGTGAATCTGCGTTAAACATTTGTTTCCCCTTTGATTACTTATTAAATTTAGTTATAGCCTGAGTGTATCTAGACATAGTGTCGTTAAGATCTTCAGCCGGAGCTTCGTCTTCACCTGCTATGCTGTTTACTTCGTCCACTGATTCACTAACTTCACCTTTGAAGTAGCTTTGTTTGATAGTGTCAACTTTCTGTTGGAAAGAATCTTTAGTATCAAACTCAACATCTTCTGCAAGTTTAGCTAATTTTTCAGCTTCAGTTTCTGCAAGCCCTGAAGAAGCATCTCTTATAATCGTTTCTTTCTCGAAAGATTGAACTTGACTATTTAAAGAAATATTTTCTTCTGTGGATTTATTTAAAGATTCTTCTAGTTCAGATACTTGATCGGCTAAATCGTCGATTAAGTCTTCTTTACCTTCTGGAACCTCAATATAATGTTCTTTGAACACTGCTTGTAAGGAAGTCATAAAGTCTTCAGCAATCTCAGTTTTAAGACCTTGATTGATTGCAACTTCGTTTTCTTTCATCCAACCTTCAACTACGTAGTTTAAGTATGAGTCTACTTTTTCTACTAAGCCTGATTCGATGTCAGTAACTTCGTCTTCCAAGTTTTGCGCATATTCTGCTTCTAAGCGTTCAACTTCTTCTGCAAGTTTGCTAGTAAGCACTGCTTCAAAAATTGTGCCCGCTTTATCACGGAATCCATCTGAAAGAGTAGCTTCTTCTTTGATGATTGTATCTAGATCTTCATCGAAATCAACTTTTTCAACTTTTGCTTTAGCTTTAAGCTCATTTTTCTTTGGTAAAGATTTTTTCATGGCTTTATCGTAATCTGCAACTTCTGAATCGTTGTCTTCATCGACTTCGTCTATTTTCGTCATCTTAGCGAAGAGCTTTTGCGCGTCCTCTTTTCTTGCTGATTTTAACATATCAACAGCTGCTTGAATAACACCAGCTTTAGTTTTAGGAATAGCAACCTCTTTAGGTTGTACGGACTCCTCTTCGTGGTCCATTTCCTTTTTAACTTTAGCTTCTTCTAAATCTTCTGCAGATTCTTCTGAAGCTTCAGCAACTTCTTCTTGTGTTTCTTCAACAACTTCCTCTTCAGTACCTTCGACTACTTGTTCTTCATCGTTAAGTACTTCATCAGAAGCTTGCTCAGATATGTCTTCAGCGTTTTCTAAGTTATTTACGTCTTCTGACATGTCGTTTTCTCCTATTTATTTAGAGTTTACAAGTTTCGAGAGGAAATTTTTAAATGCGCGAATCTCTATATCCGAGGATACAGTATTCTTTGCTGTCTTTATTTCAGTCTCAATTATTTCAATGTCTTGTGCTTTTAGTATTCCATTGTCCCATACCCATTCTACTCCTTCCATAATTCCATTAACGAATGCTTCTGGAGCGGATGGATCCTGGACAATGTCTACGGTGGCTAACATAAAGTCTTTACCAACGTAGCTAGTACCATTCTTTTGCACAAGGCTTCCCATTCCACGACTTGATACACCAAGCTTAACTCCCCCTTCAAGCAAACCTTCAACGATTTGCCCCATTGGAGTTTTAAGGATTGATGCTTTTCCTATAACATTACTTCCGTCCCATTTGAGTTCAGTAATCTTATGTGAAACTTTATCTAGATTAACAGTTGGCCCTTCTGGATGATTTAACTCTCCAACTGCTCTTCCAGTAGAAACTTGCTCTTTGATGTATTTCTCAACAGCAGCTTCTAAAATCTTTTTTTCGTATATACGGCCGTTTCTATTCTTTGCATCGGCCTGCATGAATACACCTTCAATAACATGGCTTTTATTACCTTTTTTATCTTCGGTAATATAGCTTTGTAAATTACTATCGTTATATTCTGCGATTAATTTCATAGTTGTCCTATTCTTCTTCTCCAGCTTCTGCTTCGATAGGTTCTTCAACTGGCTCGATACCAGCTTTTCTTTGAACCATCGTAGAAGCTAGCTCTACTTTTTTTGCATCCAAAGAGTCATTCATCTTGTCAGCCATTGCTGAATCAAAACTCTTTTTTGCATTTACATTATCACCATCTTTTAATCTATTGATAATATCTTTAATAGTTTCACTCATTTCAATTTACCTCTGTATTATATTTATAAAATTTAAAGTCTTAACCGAACCTAGGATCGTCTGGATCAGGCATATCGTTCTCACCGCCACGTTCCTCATCTTCGATTTGTTTATTCATAGTCTCTATATCGTCATCACTAAATCTAAGTATATTCTTTTTAACCCATTCATTTGATATAAATCGGCCAATATGCTCATCCAGTGAACCTAACATATCGAATCTTTCTCTATACATTTCGGCTTCTTTTAATTCTGAAAAGTAATTATCTTCAATATAGTCAAACTGTATGGATTCTTTCCATTCGTTCCACTCTTCTGCAGTAACTACATTTTTCAACATTAATTGAGTCTTCATTAATTGTATAAAAACGTCTGAGAATCTTTTTCTCAATCTATCAATAAACTTTTTAAATTTAACTTCGTCCCTAGTTATTTCAGAAGCTCTACCTAAACTAAACTGTGCTTCTTGTTCTAACCTATTAATAGGAACGTTTAATGCTCTATATAATTTCTTTTGGAAATAGATTATATCATCTATTTGTCCTAAGTTTTCTCCACCTGGTAATGTAGTTATTTCTGTTCCTCTACCACCTTCACGTCTTGGTAAGAAGAAATCTTCTAACATACTCATATGCTTTTTATCATCTTTAACATCACCAGTTTTAGCATCATAAACTAATTTGTTTCTATATTGATTCATAATACCACGTAGGTATTCTTCTGCTTTACCTTTTGGTAAGTTACCAACATCAATATAAAATATTCTTCTTTCTGGTGCTCTACTTATTCTATAGATAACAACAGAATCTTCCATCATTCTTAACTGATTTACTGGCTTAATAGCTTTATGTAAATAAGATAAGATTCTTTTACGTGATGAATCTAATACCCCAGATGTACCATATATGATAGCATCTGGTTGAATTTTTAACCCTTGATTATATTTTCCTAAAGCATTGTCTTGGAAAAGAAAGAATTCTTTTTGCTTCTTAATAAGCTTAGCACCTGTTTTAGGATCTTCCTCTTCTTCTATTTCTTTTACTTTTCTTAATTTAGTAGGATCTATATATCTTAATTCTTTAATACCTGCTTTTGGATTACCATCGTTTATTATAACATGGTAAGGTAGTCTTCCATCTATATACCATTTTCTAAATATATCATGTGAATACTGATTAAAGTTTAAAAGAGAAATAATGGTATCAAATTCCTCTTTCATCATTTTTTTAATTTTATCTGAAGCGTCTACTTTATCTAAGACTATATCTACTGGAACATCGTTATGATCTCCAACAATTGCTTCGTTTACTATATCTTCTACAGCTGCATCACATTCTGGTTGTGCTGCAACATCACGATATTTCATAATAAGATCTATCTCGCTTTTTGCTTTATCTCCATCAAGATCTAAATATGCACCAAAATGACCACCCGTGCTTATAACACCGGCGCCATCTTCATCCGTATTTGGTACGAAAGAAACCTTTGGAACTTCTTTTTCCTGTCCCTTTCTTTTAATTTCGAATCCGAAAAATTCTGCCATAATTTTATCCTATATTATCAGAGAGAGAAATTAATCCCTCTCTGTAATATATTTATACTAGTTTTAGCTAGTGGTATTTGACTCCCAGTACTGCATTTGTAACTCTACAGTAAATTCTTCAATTGTGTTCTCCTGGTCATAGGCAACTTCAATTGCTGAAATGTTAGAAGGCCACATTCCGCGAATATCAATACTCTTGGTTGTGTTTCCTTCTTTATCAAGTTGTTCGATAATACCGTCAGCTTGATAATCTGTAGGATTACTTAATCCACTGTTAGAGTTGTGACCATTAATACCATTGCTCCATCTTTCGAAAGCATCTCTGACTTCGAAACCAACATCATTAATAACTGTAATAGTCCAAGGTTCAAAAGTTCTATCTCCAGCTATCTGAAGTTTTCTTCCTCTGAACGGAACCTCTACAGGTGCTACTATCGATGCTGGGAAAGCTGCTGCCTTACACATAAATGATGTAAGTTCAACATCTCCCGCTGCGTATCCTGGGAAGTTAACAGTACACTTGAATAAGTTTCCACGTGCACCACCGCCAACTAGTTTAGATTTAAAATCATCTACTCCTAATATTGCCATGTTTTACCCCCTATACTCCTGCGATCTCGGAGAATTCGACTCCGGTTCTTGTTGCAATGAAGTTCAGTGTAATAAAGTTAATAGATCTTGCTGGCTTGATAAAAATATCAGCAACAAATCTATTTGAATCTATTACCTGTCCTGTATTATTAGTTGTATCACAAACTACTAAAAAGTCTGTTATACCTCTACGCCCTTTGACGTCTCTCAAGAAAGGCTCAACTATATTTCTAAATTGAGCTCTTGTAAATTCGTCATTGAATTCGAATAACTGAGCTTTAGCTGCAGTTGCGATTGCTTTCTCTAATACGATAAACAATCTTCGAACGTTAATCCTATCAAAAGCTGAAGGTCTGCTAAGTAGGGTTTTATCCCCAAATAACATCATACCTTCTCCTGGGAAAGATACTAAAGGATTAACACGCCCTTTATATAATGTATCTCTATCCGCTTTTTTCGGATTGAATGCTAATTTTGTTGCACCTAATAGTTGACCACGATTAACACCAGCTGGTGAGAACCATGCATCTGCCACTCTATCAGTATTAGCGCATAGACCTGCTACGTGACCAGCTGCACCGATATATCTAAATACATCATTGTATTTGTCATATACATATAGTGCGCTTGAATCACAAACTGCGTATGAAGAACTAGTTAAACCATTTGCAAACGTCATAACATCTGCTGCTGGTGTAGAACTTCCTACTGTGTCTTCGATTGGAGGCGATACAAATGCGACTAAATCTTTTCTTGCTTCTGCAATAGAGATTAAGTCTTCTGCAATTGTTTCTTGTCCGTTAGCATCTGGACATGCAAACAATAAGTTAACATCAACAGTTTCTGCATCTTCGAAAAGATCATAGCCTGAAGCTATTTCGCTTGCTGTTGGAGTATTATCGTCTGAACCACCACTTAAGCTATGGTCAATAGCTGAGTTATGGGTGTCAAATGCACTCGATCTACTTGCTAAGGATTCCCCTGCGTTTGTTAGATTTGTAGAGTCGTGATCAGCCCACCAAATATATTTAGAGTTATTATTAATAACATCTTTATAATAATTGGTAGTTCCATCAGTCTTCTTCGCGTCTGACGCTTGAGATACGAATGCGAATGTTTCTAGAACGGTACCAGCTGTACCTGTCCATAACCCGTCTTCGTCTATAACTGCTACGTGTAATTCGTCATTAAAGTTAGTTTTACCTAAGTTAACTGCGTAGTCAGATGTTCCAGGAGCACCGTCAAAAGATGATGCAAAGGCCCAAGCTGAAAAGTCTGAGATTCCTTGCGAAATCATAGAAACTTTTAAGCTGTTTCCTAATGAACCTGGATATTTGGCTACCCATAAACCCTTAGCTAACGAACCACTCGAGTAGTTATTATCATAATCATCTTCATTCTTAATAAGTTGTCCAGTACCATCTGCAGTCGCATTATCATGACCTGATAGTACTCTAACAACTTTCAGCGCGTTACCATATTTAAGGAATGCCGCAGCTGTAAGAAAATATTTCGCTGTATTGTCATCTGGAGTACCAAATTGCTCAGCTAATTCTGATTCAGAACCTACTGTGACTATTTGGTCTACTGGTCCCCAGTTGAATGATCCTGCAAATCCACCAATGCTGGTAGATACGGCTGGGATTACATTCGTTGCGTCTATTTCTTTTACCTGGACGCCTGGTGATACTTGAAATGCCATCGCTTTATCCTCTCAATTGTTGTGAGTTAGTTTATAAGTTTCATAATACGGTTATTTTCAATACTTTTATTTATGCTTTCTATGTTTCTAAGTGTCTGTATTATCTTCTTTTCCAACGTGGTCAGACAATACAAACCTTCTATTTGGGTTAACTGATACTTTAAATGTTGATATTAGGTCTCTGTTTATTAACATTTCAGAAGCTGTATCTGTTGTAGATAGTGCAATACGTGTGTTTGGATAAGATTTATTATTAAAATGTACAGTTAATTCTATAACTGGTCTCTTTTCTTTTATAGTTGGTAATCTTCTAGCTATAGAAACATCGGTTATATTTGACCTAAATTTCTGTTTATTCTTCTCCCAAATAGCTGTATCTCCATCTATATCTAAAGAATCTACATGTAGCATACTAGCATCTGTTCCGTTACCAGTATCAAATTTAGCACGAATTGGTTGTTCTAATCCATCTAATTCTATTCTTTCTATATAACCGCTTTCAGTTCTAAATAATGGTTTTCTATGTAATTCATGGGTAAAGTAAGTAATAATTGTATTTAAAATATCTTCATCATTGACTTTTCCTAGTGATTTTTCTGTTTCTAAATCGTATGCATTAAAGTGTGATCGAATTCCAGGCGATCCATTTATCTCTAAAACATAGTTATTCTTTCCTACTTTACAATGATCAACACCACAATATAGTGCGCCAGTCGCACGTGCGGCTTGTTTAACAAGTTTTATTTCATCATCTGATAGTTTATATGGTAAAGTTTTAGCTCCTAGATGTACATTGTTTCTAAACTCTTTATCGTCTTGTTTTACTCTTTCAGCTGATCCTACTATCTTACCATTTACGACTAATGTCCTAATATCTGATTTTAAAGGTAAATATTCTTGGATTAATAATTGTGCATCATATTTCCATAATGCTTGACAAACAGATACTAACGATTGTTTACTTTCTGCTATTGCAACACCAACACCCTGTGTACCTGTTAATGTTTTAATAACTACTGGAAATTTACCGCCAATTTTTTCGTGTGCGCTTTCTATAGATTTAACATTTGTTATGACTGACGATTTAGGAGTAGGTATATTATTACGATCCAAAGCTATTACGTTTGACATTTTGTTATCACATAACATCATAGATTCTAAATCATTTACCATAAAGAATCCGTATGTACCTAAAGAAGATACTAATGATTGTGAAGTTAAATTTTGAATAGCCCCAGCTCGTACAAAGACAATAGAATTTTCTTTAGATAGTTTTATTTCACCATCTTCACCATCATAATTTTGAAAAACAACAGAACCTAAATCAACATCAACAGAAGATATATAAGCTTCATCTACATTAATTAATGTAAATTTCATTCCTTTCTTCTTAGCTAAGTTACCAACTATATCTGCAAATGTTCCTTCTTCTTCACCTAATCCAAGAACAATACAGTGTAGATTCGAAGGATCTTTTTCAAAATGCTTCTTTTCTTCTATTGGTTTCTTAGCTGTATTTTGCCAGTCGTTAAAGTTTTGCATGTTACCAGTTTATAAAATTTGTCTCTTCCTCGAACCAAATGTTTCCATCTTTGTCTTTCTCATATTTATGCTCTTCAGATTTCTCGCCTAAGAAACCAACAGGAAGCATATCATCTTGTATTTCTTTTAACCTTTCTTTATATAACATTTCTTTCATGTCAATATCTGTTAAAGATCTAAATATATCTGTTGTTGCAAACCATGAAAACAAAACTAAATTCATCATTAAGTCATCATGGTTCGGTGCTATAGCCATAAAAGATTTACCTTTTGAAACAAAAGTACTCATTTCAATTATTGTTTGATTGTCTACGATTTTAAGTTTTCCTTGTTCAATAAAGTCTTTTATCGTAGAACATCCAATACGTTTTACTCTTCGAGTCATAGTTGCACCAACTCCAGCAGCTTTAACTGATGACTCAACAAACATATTTTCATACTCTAAGTCATAATATAAACCATTACAAACTACAGCACCTTGGTCATTCGATTCTACTATTACATAAGCATCATTATAAGATCTTGCATATCTAAAAATAATATCTGGAAAAATTAATGGTGCAATATTATTATCTCTAAATACACAGACTTGTTCAAAAGGATTAGTTGTTGTATCGATTATATTAAATGTACTATAATCTTGTCCTCTTCCTTTTGCAACATCTACTGTCATTATATAATCATGTCCTTCAATAGGGTTTTTATAAATGTAAGTGTTCTCTTTTACTTCGATTGGTTCTTTTGCTTTTTGTGCTAATAAATGATTTGCACTTATAAGTGTATTACCTCTACCATGGAAGGTATTACCAAACTCTTGTTCAAACTGTAATTCAGATGTATTTGCTACAGTTTCATTTTTCCACTTTTCATCTCTACCTGGTACGTCCCACCAATCTATTCGGAAAGGCTTAAATTCATTTGTACTTTGTGAAGCACCTTCCCATAGCTTATGATATACATTACCTATTCCATTTGCAGTAGAACATATTATAATCTGGGTATCTTTACCTGCAGAAACCACCGGATAGGTAGATGTATAAAATCTTGCATCATCATCAATAAATGCAAACTCATCTAAGAATAATAGATTAATAGATAAACCCCTTATAGAACTTCCGGACGTTGCCGCTGCTATAATCTTACTATTATTACTAAACTCTATACTACCTTTATTTAAAGCTTTAGTTCCTGGCTGTAAAAAGAACGGTAAATTTTCTAATGCTAAGGTTATCCTGGCTAACATTTCTCTCGCAACAGCCCCTTTGTTAGCCAGGATAGCTATGGTTTTCTCTGGATGAAATACTGCGTACCAGAGAAGATAAACCACAGACGAAATCGATTTTCCACTTTGTCGACAAGCTAATACTATACTAAATCTATTCTTATTAAAATGCCTAAACATTTTTTCTTGATAAGGATATAATTCAAATGGAACTAAACCTTCATCAAGTGAAATAATCTTTACATATTTCTTTGCAAAGTATACAGGATTTTTCATACATTTTCTGTATTCCTGTATTTCTTCTTTTGTAAATTCTGTTTCTACACCATCTCTTTTAACAGATGGATTTCCTAGATAACCAAATTCATTGTTCTTAATCTTCTGCATCAATTATATCTTTGTCATGGTCTAATAGCATTCTTTGTAGTTCTGTTGTACTTCCAACAAACAAATTATTATTTGTAATAGCTTTTGCTTTTTTTTCTTCTTCATCTTCTTTAGCTAATTTCTTTTTAGAATCTTGTAAAGCCATAAGTTTTTCAGTAGTATCTGCAACATCTTTTATTGCTCTAGATAATACTTCGAATGCGCGTGGGTGCTCGCTCTCGCGGGCGAGTTCCGCGAGCGTATCTAAACTCCCTACACCTGTGTTAATTAAATCTCTATAAGTTCGTCTAGAAAATTCATAATCATCTTTTATGTCTTTCTTATCTTTTCTTTCTTGTGCGTCAGCACTGACTGGTAAGTTTTTTTCTAGTGACTTTTGTAATTTTTCTTTTTTGTCCATAATATATTCACCTTAAGTAACATTAATTGTTCCACCCATTGCACTATGGTTTGCACAATAATAATAAAGCGTCGATGGTGTACTTGAATTAACCACTATTTGTATTGAGGTAGAAGTTGGATTAGAAACCCCTGTGGTATAAGCACTACCTCCACCATGTGTTCCATTTGCTGTGATTGAAAAGTTAACTGGATGTGCTGCTGGATAAGTAAGTATGTAAGTATTTCCTTGTGAAAATTGTAACGTTGGTTGCTGTTGGTCAAATATAAAATATTTATTTCCAGCACCGTAAACTGATTGAACTGAAACTGCATATGTAAACGTATTACCAGCTGATGTTGGGTTTTGTGTTGTATCTCTTGTAGTTGTAACTGTAAAGCTGCTTGGTGTATCACTTGCCCCAACAGAGAAATTAAGACCTTGATAAAATTCTGCTGGTGTTTGTTCTC